CGATACACGATCGTCTCCCTTAGTAACTTCGATATAGTCAATGCCTATTATATCTGGTGTATAGTATGAAATTAAGAAATCAGTATGAACTATTTCGATTTGTGTTATATGATGGACTATCAGATGGCTATAAGAAGACCGATTATTAATAATATTAATATCAACTGATCTTCCTATCATTCTATCAATAATCATATCACCTACATGATAGGTGATCCATTTGCTGCGTTTACTCCCATACATATTAGTGGAAATTAATGCATGCCTTGCTAACCAATGTATAGCTGATATACACGTTTGCTCGATTTGAGTCTTTTTATGCTTATCAGCTACAATTTGTTCGGGAAACATCATAGCATTATGCTGCCTTCCTATGGCAGCTACGCTCAACAAACTTCGTCCAGTTCTGCGGCATCGCCTTTCGAAGCGCCGCAATCTTAATAACCATACGCAAGGAAAGCTCACGCAAATTTATGTAATTAGCGAAGATGTAGTCAATCACTTCAGCTTTCTGATACGCAGTAAATTTGTAATCTGCCATCATATCATACAGTTCAACAACATTCCTGATATGGATGAGCTTCTCGCGCGCGGTGTCAACACCAATATCCATGTAATGGCAGCGGCTAACAATCGCTTCCAAATGCGCCGATATACGCTGGCTCTTAATCATATCAAATTTGATATTGGTAATGAAAATAATACCAGCTTCAAATTCAAAGTGATTAGGAATACCACGCTCCTCAAGCGCATGGCTACGAGCATTATAGCAAACTTTGCGCGTCTTCTTCGAATCCAGTGCTGCCTTGAGCATGTTGAGCGAATCTTCATCAAACAAAACTTGATCGCAGTCATCAAAAATAATAACCTTACCAGCTTCTTTGTTATCCCAAAGCTTCTCGTAAAGCATTGTAGGAGTGGTGCAACCACTAATTATTTCGTACATGGGCAAACCGCCCTTCGTCGTAATATTCTTGAAATTCTTGTCCATGGATTGCATAATGCGGAAGCTTTTGCCAATGCCCGCCGGACCGCTAACCACCAACCCGCGCACAATGCCGGTCGCAACCGCATCAGCCATCTCTTCGAGGATGTTAAAGGTGTCAATCAAATCTGTGGAAATTTCAGCGTCAGTGCGCTCAACGTCCTTATTAGGAGCAGTGTCAATTTTGCTGCCACCTTCGAGGTGATGAAAATCATTTTTGCTAGCAAGGTAAATCCTGTTGCGCCCTTGACGCAGTTCCGAAATGCTATTCCCGTCAACGGTGATATAAATCCCATCCTTGTCCGTCTTCATCCCATCGAGCAATTCTACAACGATATTAGAAACCTTAACCCCACCACGCGTCCGACCTTTTGTGATCTGCACCAACGTGTTTGACATGCTGTATCTCCGTTGTCATTGCCTACAAAAATACAATAACATCTCTAGAGATTAGGTCAACCGAAATTTTCCAAAATTCTAACAATTTTGAAGAAATTATTCCCGCGCTATGGCCTTTTGCCACACGTTAACATCTCTTATAGTTTATTCCAAGATGAAACTATACACTCATATAATTTTTGTTCACACATAGTTAATTATTATTTGGCCAGGCCTTTTGAGGTCAGGTGAGTATATGCGTGTCATGAAATGGAGAAATTAAACGTCGCCAGGTCGAACCTGTAATACCGGTATACCTTTTGATCTGAACATATCTACGACAGATTTTCTATCCTCAAATACCATAAATGGCTTTTTATTCTGTAAAATAAGTTCATCTAATATACGCTCTTTGAAATCGTGATCTTTAACTTTTACAATTGCTTCATCTTCAGGTTTCATAATTAACTCATCGTATATTATGCCATGAGCCATTAGCCATTTCTCAGTTACTTCACGTCCTGATTCAGACCTTGCAGTTAATACGATTATATAAACATTAGGCTGTTGTGATATAATGTAATTCAACCATTGAACTTCAGTATATGGACTGTCCTGTATACAAGCTGCAATATATGCAGCCCATGAATCAGAATCTCTTCCTTCATATAAATGATATCTATGATCACCATTAGCTAACGTTCCGTCAACATCGAACAGTATTACTCGAGTTATGCTTTCATCAATCATAATTACCTTAACTCCATTTCATTATCTTTTATATATGCTCTATTAAACCAGCTATCTTAAGTTTAACCAAATTGGTTATAGTGAACGCCTTAGCATCAAGACCTTTAATTAATCCTAAATATTTATTTCTAACTAGACTCACTTCATTAATAAGCATACACATAGTAACAACTTCTGCTTCACCATCTATATATTTCTCAATGCTACGATCAGTAAGTTCTCTAGCATAATGTTCAGTGTATTTCTTATAGTGATCACTTCGAATTTTATCATATCTAATATTAAGATATTTTAGTATCGCTTCTATTTCTTGTAATTGTATAAATCTATAAGACATTATACCACTAAGTTCTTGAGCATTCTTTTCAATACTTCCTATAATTTTTGATTCATGTTGAGCTGACATAAGTTCATTATCATAAAAATCAATAGCCGATGCTACCTCAGACAAATTACCAACTACTCTATTATACCACATTCAAACCCTTAAAATACAATAGTGGGCAACTTGGCCCACTATTATTATACACAACTAACCAAAATTTTACAATAGATCAATCATCATAACCAGATTCATAATCATATTCATCTTCGTCATCACGATCATGTTCACGAAAATTGTCTATAGCAGTATCAAGATAGTTGTCCTCACCCCTAATAGCTTCGAGATCATCTTGCTCAACACCCTTATCCGCAAAAATTTTAATCAATTTATTAGCAATATCTTCCTTTTTATTAGAAGGTAGATATTCGCTAAATAATTCCCAAACATCGAGAACCAAACTAGCATTAACTTCCATATTATACTCCTTATTAAACAGTTGTGCCATCATCTGCTATAAACTCAATAGGGATGTCAGGCAGTTTATTTTCATCCCATTCAAGCATTATAAGGTCAAGAAGATCATTTGTAATACCCGAACGAAAGTACTTATGCTCATTTCCTTCACTATCGTTATATTTTAATTTATTTCCGTCTTTTATTAAAACACCTTTAGCTTCAAATAAATTTATTAATCTATCTTTATCATAATTTAAAGTCAAATTTAATACTTGCCAACCTTTTGATGGACCAGATTTAATTATCCATTTCTTAGGAATTCCTCGCCCCATAGCTTGATAACTCAAATTCATTTTTTCACAAAATTTAGCAAATTCCCCAATTACTCAATATATCCGGTAATTGCTATCTACAAATAAGTACATCCTAGCATTTGGATTGTCTACACCAATACATTTACCTTTATTTGCATTACTGATCCTCTTCTTAGATTCAGTTGAATGTTTCTTACCATAAAATGGGTTATTAGTACCAGTCGTACGTTCACTTAATTTTTGTTTTTGATCAATACTTAATTTTCTCAATTTATGATATGGCCTACTATTATTATAACTTTCTCTATATTTGTTGATCACATTAATAGCATTGTCACCATATCTTTCTATATATGATTTTCCTTTTTGTGAAGGTGGCCTATTATCAATACATAAATTAGTTAATATCCCATCATAGTCAAAGCGTTTCCTACCATATTTTATAATAAGATCCGCTTCGAAGTCATACGCTGCAATTTCATCATCAGTATAATAAACATATTCTATTTCGGGTATTAAATTTTCTGCTAAAATTTGTTTGATTACAGAATCCTTATATGGATTTTCAGTACGTTTGCCATCTTGAATTCTTTTAGTATGACTATCTGCCCTTTCTCCTTTTAAAATATACACATACTACATGTTATTAATCAAACATCACTGTCATCTATTGGGATATCAATTGGGATATTAGGCAATTTATTTTCATCCCATTCAAGCATTATAAGATCAAGTAGATCATTTGGTATCTGCGATTCGAAATATTTGTGTTCAGTTCCTTCACTATCATGATATTTCAATTTATTTCCATCTTTAATTAATACACCTTTATTTTTAAACAAATCAATTAATCCACTAAAAGGATTCATACCAGTTGTCCAAGGGATTTTAATTTCAACTGATTCAAATGGTTTGTTAAATCTAGTCTTCATAATCTTGCATAGTGCTCTGATACCGTTAACGGTTGTAGTCTTCTTACCGTCTTCGTCTTCTTTTAGCTTAAGCTTACGCATTGCTACAACAATAGAACTTGCATAGATGAAGCCTTGACCACCAGATATCTTGTCGTCTGGATCGAACATATCCTGCGACGCATAACTGTGATTAGTTACAACCAATCCAACATCATACTCACCAAACATGTTAACACAATTACGAACCAACGCTGTTAATGCTTTGGGCTTTCTACCCATGTCACCCTTAAGGTCACCAGCTTCAAACTGATTAACGTCAGTTGGAGTCATCAACATTCCTAAACTATCTAGTACGAACAATACCTTTGGTCTGTCTACAGGATCAGTCTTATCAAATCTTGCTTTATAGTCCTTCATAAAATCGCTAATAAGCTTAGCAACGTCGTCAATCATAGCCATATTAACTTTAAGTAATTTGTCGTCATCAGTGCTAACGCCCAACGGCTGTAACCAATTTTCGTCAAGTGCATTTTCTGAGTCAATAATGATAGGAAATATACCAGATGCTTGAGCATTTCTGACAATATTTCCTGCGCAAATAAAGCTTTTACCACTACCAGACTGGCCGGCAAACATAGTAACCTTACCTAGCGGTATACCTTTAGTGAAGTCTCCGCTTATTGCATAATTAAGCGCGTAATTACCACTATCAATCCATGTACTTGGATCATGAAACCCAACACTTAGACCTGGTATAGCCTTAGTAATGTCTTTTCTAAAACGAGATATATCGTACGGCCTCATTGTATTTTTCCTTTCAAATATACTTTGTCATTATAATAGAAAATAGGAGAATTGTTGAATTCTCCTATTAAGTTTCAAGTAATTTTACTTGGTTCCTTGGCGTCTACGAATCGCTGCTAAGATCTCCTCTGGGGTATTCATCTTAGCTTTCTCAGTGCCTGCCGCTGGTATAACATTTGGTTCAAATGGTGGATCATTGTCATCAACCTTTGCTGCCTTAGTAACCTTGCTCATAACACTAGCTGCAGTTACAGTTGGTGTTGTCTTAGGTACATGAGTACTGGTATTAGCTGTTGCATTGTCAGCATTCTCATTCCTAAACCCCGATGGCTTGAAGAATTCACCCCATCGTTCTGTATCATACAACTCTTCATTGACACTGGCATGGAATAGTTCCATAATAACTTTAAGTGCAGTATCATCTGGCTTCTTTGGTAGAAACTGACTTAGGTTGTAAAGACCAAACTTTTCAATCGCTGCATTTTCATCGTCACTTAGAGGACGTTCTTTCATACTCCAACTTGAACTCTGATAATTTGCATAACCACCCTTAGTTGTCTTACTAAGATAGAAGTCACGTCCATGGACATAATCCGTTGGAGTATATTCTAAGTCCTGACGCATCAAGATAGTCTTGATAATATCATATATAGATGAAGTAATCATCAATCGTCTAATTGGATTTTCTGGAGTCTGATCTTGTGGGTTTGGATTCTGTCCTACAACAGTTCCTTGGAACAGGTAGCTTTTCTTCTTCCAATACTTACGTGCAAGTTCTTCTAGTGAAGGATCCTTCCACCATGGACGAGTTTCTGCTAAGATTGGACAACTATTTGGTTTCCACATATCCATACAAGGAACTTGTACTTCTACTGGCTTACTATCTGATTGTCCTTTGACACCAGAGAATGGTAGCTTAATTATTAATCGCTCTACCCAAAAAAAGTCATTTGACTCATCTGCATCTGGGAAAAAGCGTAATGCTACTGTACTACCCTCTGGATTGTTCCAGAATGGGTAAATTGCGCTATCACCAGTAAATGTACCGTTCTTTGCGCGGTCTTTCTTATCTTGTTGAGCTTGAAGTTTTGCTTGAATGTCTCGTAAATTTAAAGCCATTGAGAGTGTCTCCTTTATTGAATTCTGTACGGATTTAAGATAAACAATAGTAAATTACTACTGTTTAACACTTATATTTATACTAATGAAAAAAATTAAGAAAAATTATATCCCACTAAGCTGTCTAATTCTGCTTAGATTAAAATTTATTGTTTCATTTAATTCTGTATTTACATTGGCACTTTTCTCTATTGCATTTAGCTCTGGCCAATGTACTCCAGTAACTTTTAATGCATATATCAATGGTAAAGCTATTGATGGCGATAAGTGATATTTTATTTGCGTTAGTATATAATGTATTACTTTTTGTTTTTCTGTATCTAAATCATTTGCCAATTCTTGATTAGGTTTCGGAGGAAACCTAATGCCAGTTAATCTCATAAATTTAAGAATGGTACTATCCAGGTAAATACCATTTACCCAATATGATCTACGACCATTTGATTGCATAACAGCTGGCCCATCTATTCTATGGCGCTTGCCATGTTTACTCCATTCTTTGGTACCAGCTTTAGTAATTCTAGCAGGTCCATCTTCTCTATGAAGTTCACCTTCATCATCATACCATTCTTGAGCACCATCATGACTTGTCAATGGTTCAGTATCTTCAGTTAATTGTCCGTTGGACTCAACACTGTCAACAACAGGTGGATTATTAATATCTTTAATAACTTTTACTACCCATTGAATATCAATTGGATTTGGAGCGGTACCGGCATCCACGTCGTTTGCCATTCCAGTTACTCTGTCTATATGTTCTTGGTCGCCAAGCTTGTCTATCAATATTTTTAGCATTGGACTTAACCAAGTTGGACATGCATTATTATTACCTTCTACAGGAGCTTGGACTCTAATAATATAATTTGCGGCTGTATTCAAACAACCCATATCATCTTCAGTAAGTCCTTCACAGTCGGTAAGAAGTTGCTTACCACTGTCAGCTTTATCCTTTACTTTATCAGCAGTATTCTTAGCTATAATGTCACCGGCTGAATGATATCCTCTATTACCACTTATACGCTTCAAACCAAAATTAATGGTCTTCATTGCTTCTCTAGCATGTAATGCTTGATCATGGTTACCACCTTTGCGCAATAATTTACCAGCACGCTTAAGTTGCATATAATCTTCACTCATTTCAGAGATACCTTTAGCAATATCATCATTGACATTACCACCTTCGCTTAAATGTCTTGCTAATGCTCTTGCACCTGCTATATGAGCTCTTGGATAAATGAAACGCTCACCTTCTTTAGTTTCAATGAATACACTTCTAATCTTGCGCCAACGACTACCTTGTTTACTTTCGTCAATAGGATCACTGTGCCTAACGATTATCTTGCTTCTACCTACATTCTGAAAACTACTCTTGGTTGTTCCGTATACTTTACCGATATCACGACTTTCAGTTACTTTTTCTATAGGATCATCTTTAAGTGTAATCGCACTTCCAAATGGTGTCCAGTTGATCTTCAAACCTTCAACATCACCTAGATTCTTTTGAATGCTGTTCTTTAATGCTGTTATAGTTTCAAAGTCGGCATCATCAACACTCTTAGGTGTTCTAAAATCTAAATGACTATATGCATCTTCATCATGCAATCCAATTAAT